GGCAGATATCAAGAGCGAAGGGCGCGCGGTGGACGTCGGCGCAAATTACATCACGGATGATGGAAAGACCAGAATTTACATCCATCTCGAGGAGGGGCGCACATCGCCTATGCTGGGCTGCTGCCCGAACGGCACGGTCACGGTCGATTGGGGCGACGGCACGACACCGGACACGCTGACAGGCACAAGCACCACGACAGTAAAATGGACGCCGAATCACGCGTATGCAGCGCCGGGCGATTATGTGATCACACTGATGGTGGATGGGACCTTTGGATTCTACGGCGAGTCCACTGTCAATGCGGGCGGCGCGCTACTTCGGTATACATCCGGTGCGGACGGGCGGAACGCTGTATACCAACGGGCGATACAAAAAATTGAGGTTGGACGTGGCGTAACCTCTTTTGTATCTCATTGTTTCCGATTCTTCTATTCACTCAAATCTATTACAATCCCGGAAACAATAACAAGTATCAATGATGGAGTTTTTTTTCGGTGCTTCTCTCTTATGACCTTAATCATTCCGCGAACTTTATCCAATATCACTACGTATGCGATGTGTGCCTGTTACGCGCTGACGCACGCGTCCCTTCCACGCGAATTGGCTACAATGGGAAGTTATGCCTTTAATTCTGATCAAAGCATTGCGCGGATTCAGATTCCAGCAGGTTTTACCACGCTCAATTCTAGCACTTTTTATGACTGCTCTGGGCTCTCAACTCTTTCAATTCCGAGCAGTGTAACAAGCATCGCTGCGCGAGCATTTTATAACTGCACGGGTATTAAATTTTATGATTTCACGGGATACACAGCAGTACCGACTTTGGCAGACGCAAATGCTTTCACTGGTATTGCGGCGGACTGCGAAATTCGTGTGCCCGCCGCGCTCGTGGATACGTGGAAAGCAGCGACCAATTGGAGCACATACGCAGATCAAATTGTGGGGGTGGAAGCATGATCATAAGAGAATATTTCAAAACGCGCAGCGACGGCGTGGCGCTGTACCGGACGTATTCGGACGAGGGCTATCTCATTCGACAGGAACAGACCGGCGCGGAGTATTCCGAGGCAATCGACGTGGACGGCGCGCCGTACACGTACACCGAGACGGACACTCTGATTCCGCCTGAGACCGGCGCGGAGCCCATGCCGGTATGACAGAGCGCTGTGTGTGCTGCGGGGCGGTACTCCCGGCAGAGGGCGACATCCTCTGCTGGGCGTGCCGGACAGGTATCAACAACCGGGCAACGCCCGGAGGAAAGGAGATAAGAATGGACGACGGGATTCAGGCGCAGATCGCCTCTATTGAGGCGCGCTGCAAGAGCAACACGCACCGCATCGACGAGATCGAGGCGGACAACAAGGCGCTGCATCAGCTGGCGACCTCTGTGGAGGTGCTGGCGACGAAGCAGGAGACGATCGAGGAGAATGTGACCGAGATCAAGGAGGATGTGAAAAGCCTCAAGGCGCTGCCTGCGAGCCGCTGGGAAGCGATCCTCAAGGCGGCGCTTACGGCGATCATCGCGGGGCTGGTCGGCTTCGCGCTGGCGCGGATGGGGCTGGGTGGCTGAGATGCTGAAGCAGGTGAAGAAATCGAGGATGACAAAGGGCAAGATGGCGCGGCAGCTCGTGTACTTCTGCCTGTGGATGCTCGCGGCGGTCGCCACATGGGCGATGATCCTCAAGACGGCGGCGGTGCTTCTGGACAGGCAGTGCGATCTCAGCGACGTGCTGATCTTCGCGGGCGGCGCTTTCGGCGGGGAGCTGCTACTGCTGCTGATCAAGAGGGTGCTCGCGAAACCGAACGAAACAAACAATGAGGATGGAGGTACATAACAAATGGACTACACAAACATTATCACAGCGGTCATTACGCTGCTGACGGCGCTGCTGACGGCGTTCGTCATCCCGTGGCTCAAGGAGCGCGTCGGCGCGGAAAAGCTCGCCAAGTGGCAGCAGTACGTTGACATCGCAGTCCGGGCGGCGGAGCAGCTCTACGACGCCACGCAGGGCAAGGAGAAGAAAGCATATGTGCTTCAGTATCTGGCGTCCAAGGGCATCCAGTTTGACAGTGACACGGTGGATAAAATGATCGAATCCGCCGTGCTGACGCTGCACAGCGAGCTTTACGGAGGTGCTAAAAATGCCGGTGATTAAGGACAATCTGACGCCGGTCAATCACAAGACCGGCGGGGGGGGGGTGCACGCCGCGATTCATCGTCGTGCACTATTTCGGGGCGCTCGGGACGGCGGCGGGCGTCGCAGACTACTTCAAGACGCCGGGCATTCAGGCGTCGGCGCACTATGCGGTCGACGAAGGGAACATCATTTACCGCTGCGTCAAGGAGACGGACGTCGCGTGGCACTGCGGCGACGGCACGAAGCATCCGGAGTGCCGGAACTGGAACAGCCTCGGCGTGGAGCTTCGCCCGAAGAAGCTCAACCCGAAGAGCATGGGCGCGTGGGATTCGGACTGGTTTTTTGATCCGAAGACGCTGGACAACGCCGAATGGCTCATCAAAAAGCTCATGAAGAAGTACAACATCCCGGTCGATCGCGTCCTGCGCCACTACGACGTGTCCGGGAAATTCTGCCCGCGCCCCTTCATGGGCGACGACACGAATTTGTACTATCACACGAGCGGAAACGTACAGTGGCAGAGATTTAAGGAAAGGCTGGTGGACGAAGTGGTAGAGAAAAGCAAAATGATCGTGAACGGCAAGGAAGTCGCCGTAGAGCGCATCCTGAAGGACGGCACGAATTACGTCAAGGTGCGCGACATCGCGGCGGCGCTCGGGCTGGAAGTCAGCAATAAGGGCAATATCGCCGTGCTGAGCAGTAAGTAAGGAGGAGCCATGCTGCGGGGACTTCCAAGTCTGAGCCGCAGCGATTGGGAGCATTTGATCGATGCATGGATTCTTTCGGAACGGTATCGGAGAATCCTGAAGTACAAGCTTCTTGACGATTGGAGCCATGAGCGCATTGCCGAGTGCGAGGGCATGAGCACCAACGGCGTCAAGAAGATCATCGCGCGGTGCATGACAGTGCTGCGCGAGCACACAGAAGAGCCGCCCAAATAGGGCGGCTCTTGAATATTAAATTTTTCTAAAGCTATTGACAATTTGCACAATAAAACATATAGTATTGGTGCAGGCAGGAATGCACTGTACACCCGTGTAACCGAATTGACGTTTAAGCGATATGTAATATCGTCGGTCACGGGGAAGCCGCCTTCGGGCGGCTTTTTTCGTATGAGGAGTCGAATTATGAACATATTTGTCTACTCGGACGAATCCGGGGTCTTAGACAAGGTACACAACGATATATTTGTATTTGGTGGTCTGGTATTTTTGTCAAAGGACAAAAAAGACATCGCATCGAGAAAATACCACGCTGCCGAGCGCATTATCAGGAGTGGTGGAGATTACGGAGACGCCGAAATAAAGGCATCAACGATCATAGCAAAAGAAAAGCGGAAATTGTACCGTTCCTTGAACGGCTTTTATAAGTTCGGTGTTGTCGTAGACCAGCAGACTGTCCAAGATGAGATTATGAAGGACAAGAAGTCGAAGCAGCGCTATCTTGATTATGTGTTCAAGATCGGCGTGAAACGACTTCTTGAGGAACTCATCAGGCGCGGGCGAATCGATCAGGGAGCCGTAGAGAATATGTATTTCTTCGCTGATGAACACTCCACTTCCACAAATGGATTTTATGAATTAAGAGAATCTCTCGAAGAAGAATTCAAGCGAGGAATGTTTGCACGGGACTTTTCAAAGTTTTTCCCTCCGCTATTCCCGGAGGTAAAAACTGTTTCATTAGAGTTCTGCAATTCTGCGAGTGTAATTTTGGTAAGGGCTGCTGACATCGTTGCAAATAGAATATATCATGATGCGATAAGCGGAAACTGCCAGAATGATTTTGATGACGATTCAAATAAATTGTTCATTACAAGGCTCCCGCCGCAAAAGAGCTAGTTGCACATAACAGCCACTCCATATGGAGTGGCTGTTTTTTATACCTTTTGTGACCGAAAAGTGGTCGGGAGGTTGGTTTTTTGTTTCGTGAGTGTGCCGCATAATGAGCATAGGAGCTGCGCAGCTTACTAATTTATCGGAGGTGCTCTTATGGAGTACGCAAGCAATGGCAAGGCAAATGCGGCGCTGACGACCGGTATCATCGGCACGGCGGGCGTCGGGCTTGGACTGCTCGGCAATCTGCTGGGCGGTGGATTGGGCGTAAACCCGGCTGCTGCGGCTGTAGCGGCGGGCGCGTGCAGCGAGAACACGCCGGTCACGCGCTACGAGCTGGATCGTGAGCAGCAGCTCGCCGCGAAGGACAGCGAGATCGCACTGCTGAAAGCCAACACGTACAACGACCAGAAGATGCTCGAAATGTACGCCTATATTGACGGGCAGCTGAAGGACGTGCGTAAGGTGCTTGGCGAGCAGGCAGTCCACAATCAGCGCACGGAGGACAGCTTTGTGCTGGCGCGGCAGGACATCGCGTCCGTCAAGGACGAGCTGCACCGCGAGATCGAGATGGAGGCAGAGCGGCGCTGCTGCGGCGACAACAGCATTGTCACCTACGCCAACGCGACGTTTTATCCCAAGCAGGTCGCGGATGTCACGACCGGCACGACGACCACAGCGCAGACGCTCTACAATCCGCTCCCGAAGTGCGGGTGCTGCAATAAGTAAGCCAAAGGGGCGGCGAACGCCGCCCCACTCTTAACACGGAGGTATCCTTATGGTAACGATAGATCAGATCATGCGGGGGGCGACCAGATTTGCTGACAATGAGGTCATCCCGCACCTGCCGAACGGGAAGGGCATCGGCGCGGGGATCGCGCTGGCGCTCATCATGGACGGCGGGAAGCAGCGGCTTTTGCAGCTCCGGGAGCACCCGGCGGTGCAGCTCATGGGCGTCATGGACGAGAGCGGAAATGTCGACCTCGACCGGCTCTACAACGCCGCCCGACCGAAGATGGACGGGCAGAAGCTGCCGGTTGCAGTGCCAGTCATCGGGGAACTGCGCTTTGACGTGGGCGACCTCGACAAGCTCTACAAATACATACAGGAGGCGTGAGCATGAAGGAGTACTTTGACGGGCTGTACGCGCGGCTGGAGGAGCTGGCGGGCAAGCCCCTGACACTGGGGCACATCGAAGAGGCGGACACTGTGGCGGGGGCCCCGCGCCGCCTGCACAGGCTTGACGGCATGGACGGAGACCATTTTCGTGAGTCCACGAAAATGATGGAGTTTTCCCGCGAGGACGCCGAAGCATGGATGCGGCGCATGGAGAACGAGGACCCGGCGCATCCGCACGGCGCGATGTGGTCCGAAGCGCAGTGTCTGTCCGTGGCGGCTTCGGCGGGCATTGACCTGCATGATATCCCCGGATATGTCTTCTGGGCGGCGATGAACATGAAGTGGTCTGACGAATGGAGCGTCGCCCGGGACTTCGGAGTCGACCAGCCGCAGTATTACGCAAGGCAGGCGGAGGCATTTCTGCGGGACAAGGACGCAGCAGGCCCGGAGGGAAAAATCGGGGCTTATTATTGGAGTGTTGTGTGCAGAAATCGTTAGCATTTTCCGTTAGCATTTTGTCCTGAAATTGCTGTCCGGAAAGTGCTAACTCGCTCGACATCTCGCAATATTTAGCGACATGCAAAACGCCGGAATGCGTTGGTAGACAAAGAAAAACCAGCAATCGCAGTCGATTGCTGGTTTTTTCTTTGTGGCAGGGGATGAGGGATTCGAACAAGATTGAGGGTTTGTAAACATCCTTGAAAATCAATCGTCATTCGATTCGTTAGCATT